TACTTTAAATAATATATTTTTATTTTTATTGAAAAAATCTGAATTATTCAAATAATCAATATCATCAAAAACATTTATTTTAAATTCATTTTTAATAGCCAAGAAAGAACCATAATAGTCAACACCATGTATAAATCTATATGTGTTTCTTAATTGACTTGATAAAAATAAAAATAAACCATCAACATAAGCTGAGTTATTTACATCAATAAATTTAGAATTACAATCTTCTGTATTTGAATTTAATTTTGGTAAATTAAACAGGGTTGAATTTGTAATATCATATTTACCAATCAGGTATTTATATGGGTCTAATAAAGGAGCCATTTTGAAGAATACTTCTCTTTCTTTTACCTTATTAGTATCTATATTTTTTACTTTACACATAAAAAGATTATCATTGTCTTCAATATTCCCTTCAGAATTAATATTTGATATAAACCATTTATTATTTAGATTAATACTATTATAATTTGTATCATTTAAGGTAAAAAATCTTGTATAAATTGGTATATAATTTTGTGTTTTAGAGAGAAAAAGGGAGGTGGGTTCTTCAAAACATTTAAATAGATCAATATTTTTTCTTTTCTGATAATTTATAGCTATCATCTTTAGTCAATTAAAATATAAATTAAATCTATTTTTAACTTATTATTTGAAAAATATATTTAATTTATATTTCTAAAAGCTTCTTTGTAATTCAAATTACTCGTTTAATTTAGGAAAATCTAATAGCGTTTATTTTGTATTATATTTTCTTTTTTTAATATTATAGAAATGAGTCTAGAGCTTAAAAAATTTGATATGAAAAGTATTCAATTTAAAGCAACTGAAAATAAAGGACCTGTTGTAGTCTTAATTGGTAAGCGTGATACTGGAAAATCATTTTTGGTTAGAGATTTATTATATTATCAACAAGAAATTCCTATTGGAACTGTTATTTCAGGAACAGAAGAAGGTAATGGATTTTATGGAAAAATGGTACCTCGATTATTCATTCATAATGAATACAATTCAGCTATTATTGAAAATATATTAAAACGACAAAGGACTGTATTAAATCAAGTCAAAAAAGAAATAGAAATGTATAAAAGATCATCAATTGACCCTAGAGCATTTGTTATTTTAGATGATTGTTTATATGATAATACATGGTCTCGTGATAAATTAATGCGTCTTCTATTTATGAACGGGAGACACTGGAAGGTCATGTTAGTTATTACAATGCAATACCCTTTAGGAATTCCTCCCACACTGAGAACCAATATAGATTATGTTTTTATTTTGAGGGAAAATTACATTGCAAATAGGAAACGAATATATGATAATTATGCTGGAATGTTTCCAACCTTTGAGTCTTTTTGTCAAGTAATGGATCAATGTACTGAAAATTACGAATGTCTTGTAATTAACAATAATTCTAAATCTAATAAATTACAAGACCAAGTTTTTTGGTATAAAGCTGATAATCATAATGATTTTCGTCTTGGTTCTAAAGAATTCTGGGAATTATCTAAAGGATTACCAGATGAGCAACAAGAAGAACAATATGACCCTAACCAAACAAAAAAGAGGGGTGCAGGACCAAAAATTAGCGTTAAAAAGACGACTAAGTGGTAAAACTTAGCTTTCATTATATAAAAACGGCGTTTGTGGAAAGTGCTAACTTAGGAAATCGTAATGTGAAATTCCTTACTATTGTATTTTATATTTTATAAAAAATTGATTTAGAAATAAATCAGCGTTTGAAATGTAAAAAGGTGTAATGTCCGTAAAAATAAATATATTTAAAAATATGTGGACGCTGATAAAAAGAATGATGGGGTTTGCAGTAGTAAGTGTAGAACCTAAAGTTAGCCAAGATGCTCCTATAGTTAGACCGCAACCTGATGAAAAAACTATATATTATAGACGTTATATAATTCCTAAAGAATATAGTAAACAAAAAATAAAACCTTTAGAAGAAAATATCATGAAAATTAACAAGGTTAAAGAAGAACAACGTGAGGAATATTATCGAAATGTTCGTAATAGTGATAAAGAAAATTAATACTATACGAAGGATACCACTTCACTCGCAAAATTATACGAATCTCGCTGACAAACATTTAGTTCAACAATTAAGGCCTCACACAATATACTATAAATGATATTTAAGAATATAGTAATAATCATCACACATGGATATCTGTATAAAAATTGAAAGCCGCAATAATTATCCGTAATTAAATTCAAGGATACAAATGATTTGTCAAATAGAGTATCATGTCATCAACATGGAAAAGGCGTAATAGTGAAATTGTTTCAAATTAGTTATTAGCAAGATGGGATACTATAACTAAACAGCAGAAATGAAAGGAATATGTCCTACAAAAAATGAGGAATATATATAAAAATAATAATATAATAAATGACTATTATAGTATTATTTAACAATCATCAAATGAAATTGTTACTGGATATTTTATTAAACAATAATCCTTCCAATTTGTATTTGGATTATTTAATTCACACCAATCAAATAAAAATTTATAAGAAGAAGTCTTAACTGGAAATGCTTCCCATAAATTATATTTAAATCTTAATAAAAGATTCATTACTCCCATTTCATTTGTTCTACATAAAGTATAAGTATTCATAGCTGTTATCATTTGATTTTTATCACATAACCGTAAAATATTTGTATCATATATCCAAATAGAATTTAAAAAATAATTTTCATTTAAAATATTCTCTCCAAAATCTTTTTTAACTTTCTCTATGATATCTTGATTATCATAACTTAACTGACATTTAAATAAATTATAATCATTGTAACTACCGTCTTTTGGAGCAAGAATCTTACCTTTATAATCTAATTCCAACAAATATTTAACATCATCTAAAACTCGTAAACCAGCATCCAAAAATATTACACGTTTCCATTTCATAAAATAATCATCAAATACATGTAATTTTTCCCATTGGTTTAATTTTATAATTTCTCTCTTATCTGAATTAGAAAACCCATTTTCTCCTATTTTATTCAAAAGTTCTGATTTATCAATTTGATTAAATTTAACTTCAATAATATTATAAAAATCCTTAAAATTATTATTCAATGTAAAATCAACTGTTATAAGAACAATATCTTTTTGCCAATTTCCCTTGCTTCTTAAATCAATAATAGTTCTTTTTGCTTTTTTGAAATAATTTAAATCAGTTACAATAACAAATGTGGTATCTTCTTTTATATTATTTACTTCAATATTATTTTTTTCTTTTTTATTTTGTTTTGCTATATTATAATAAAACCTATTAGCTTCTTCCGTCATAGTTCTATGTATAGTTATAGCATTATTTAAGTCATCATGATTTTTATGTGGATCTATTAAAAAATTTTTATTGTCAATTTGTATAATGTTATATTTATTTTTAAGTTCATTAATCCATAATCCAATACATAAATCATCACACCAATGTTTATATGAATTATTTATTCCATTACATTTAACATGGTTGTATAAAATTTTATATAATCCATTAGATATGGCATAACCTGCTCCGCCAGACATATAGAGACAAAAATCTTTTTTAATATGATCTAGTTCATTACCAATATAATAAAAATCATCCTTGTTATATTTTGTTAATAATAATTTAAGTCTATCAATAAAAATAAATGTATCATCATCTACAAAAATATACCAATCATATTCAAGAATATTACTCATATTATAAAAAAAATGTATATATTTCCATGTAATATTTTTTTCATCATCCATACAATTCCAACCAAAATATCTCTTTTCAATATTAGATTTTGATGTTAAATAAAAAATATCATTTTTGTCAATATCGTTTAAAAAAGTTTCCATTTGATATTTTACACGTGTATCTAAATATTTATCACAAGTAGAAATAATATAACAAATTTTCATATTTGTAATATTATTAAATGTTTAAATACTAATTAATAAAGTTTATTTTTTAGCAAATGGTCCAGATTGTAATTGACTTTGACCATAATCACTCTTTCCAACAACAATATTTTCACCTTCAAACAATTCCTTACAAATATCAGCAGTTGAGATATTTTCTTGTTCTCCTAATGCGAATTCCTGAGTGCTAGAATTATTTACACCAATCAAATTACCTTGTTCATCAATAGTTTGAGATAAAGTATTACCAGACTTTTCAGCATTCTTAATATTTTCCTCAATAGCCTTTTGTTTAGTCTCTTTAACGCGTTGTTCAAAAGCAGTCTTAGCATTAGATTCATTCTTTTGTTTTTCATGCATTAATTGGTTCAATTCCTCTTCCATATATTCAACACGACCTGTCTTATATGCTTCAGGGTCCCAAGGCATCCACATGCCAACTGGACCAACCATTATATCGTGATTAGGATCAATTTCTCTTAGCATTTTACATCTTAATTCAGCTTCTTCTTGAGTAGGGTAAACGCCTCTAATCTTTAGACCTCTTGTGTTTGTTTGAAAACTATTTTCAATATCAAATTTCTTTTGAAGATCATCTTCATGTTTATCTAAATATGTTTTATAATCGTCAGCCAAGTTTGAATTAGCTAGATTATTTTTCTCTTCTTGAACAAATTCTCTAAAATCATTATTTAAATCTTCAAACGATATATTATACTTAAAAGATATAAAGTTAATAAATTGTAGAAATTTTTCCATAGACTTATTAAACTCCCAGTTCTTTAGGAATTCTTCAAAAAAGAAAATTTCTTTTTGTTTTAAAATTTTTTCTGGAGAACAAAAAGACATACATACAAATTTTTGATTTGCAATAGGTTTGTCTTCTTCTAACAAATCAATATATTTAGGATTTTCTTTACCGTTTTTTTGTTTTCTCTCAAAACCACACTTCTTGGAAGATTTAGAACTATCCATTTAAATAATTTAATTATTTATTTTTAAGTTTTTTATCGCAATTAATAAATTTTTTCTTAACAATTAATATAATGCACGGATTAATAAACGTTGGCGAACTTGTTAAGAGAATTATCAAATATCTTGTTGAAGGTTTGATGGTAGCTATTGCGGCTTATGCTATTCCTAAACGTTCTTTAAACATTGAGGAAATTGTTTTAATTGCTTTAACTGCTGCTGCTACATTTAGTATTCTTGATACTTATGTTCCATCTATGGGTGTAACTGCTAGATCTGGTGCTGGTTTCGGTATCGGTGCCAACTTGGTCAGGTTCCCTGGTGGATTTTAAATAACATAATATATTTAAATCTAATAATAATATATTATGGCGAAACAATCTCGTAAAAAATTAAGACGGCTAAAACCTAAATCTTATAGAAAAAAAACTAGCAAAGCTGGACGAAGTTATAAAAAAATGGTTGGCGGAACATTTACACAAGAAGAAACCCAACAATTATTGTCGTTAGGGTTTACAGAAAATGATATTCAAATTCTTTTTAATACAGGTCTTGGATTAAATATTATTCAATTAAGTTTAAATCGAATAAATCCAGATACAGGTGCTAATTTTACACCACAAGAACTAATTCAAGACATTCAAAATAATGAAAACAATGGTTTGAATATTTCAGGTATTTCAGATACTTCAGATGATGAACATGAGTTAGATGAATCAATGAATACAACGATTGGAGATATTTCATACTTAAATGGTATTAATCATTCACAAGGTTCTTTACATCTATCAGATTTAAACGATACTCGCAATTCACAAGGTTCTTTACATCTATCAGATTTAAACGATAGTCGCGTTTCACAAGGTTCTTTACATCTATCAGATTTAGACGATAGTCGCGTTTCACAAGGCTCTTTACATTTATCAGATTTGGGAAATTTAACAAATGATTCAGTTAACACAACAAGAGAAAATTCTTTTGGTGGTAGAAAACACAAAACTTATAGTAAAACAAAAAAAGGTAGAAAGGCACGCAAATATAATGGCAAAAGTCGCAAACAAAAAGGAGGTATGTGTTTTGGTAATGGAGTAGGATCTAATAGTTATGACCCGAATTATTCAATTTATAACACTAATATATTAAAACTTTTTCCATATAGATCATAATAATTTATAATTTAATTGTATATAAATTATAAATATTAAATAGTAGGTATAAATTCCCAATCTAATTCTTTACAAATCTTTTTCCATATTATATCTTGTTCCATTCTTTTTTCTGGATCTTTTAACATTGGAAAATGTTCTAAATATTTTTCTTCGCCTAATAATTCACATAGCTTATATGCTGTATAGTAATAATTTAAAAAATTAACACGATCATCTGGGCAAAATTTTGAATAAGGTGATTGAAGTTCAACAAAAAGGTTACATAAAGTCTCCTCTAATTCAGGAGACATAATTGGTGGTTTAATACCCAATTTATCTTTTATAAATGGTATATGCTCATAATATTTATTATATCCTAATTTTTTTAGTATTTCTTTTGTTTTTATATTTGTTATTTGAGATAATTCAATTCTCTCTTTTTTAATTTGTAATTTAATATTTTCAATAACATCTAAAGGAATCTGTGTTGTTTCTTTACCTTGAAATTGTGCTAATATTTCTTTAAAATGATTTATTCGTTTATAAGCATAAAAGCAAACCTCCTTTGGTGGTTCTTTATATGATGGTTTTTCATTTTCAATAAGATATGGAATACTTCTTGAGCAGATATTACAAACCATTATACCTTCATCTTCAAGTGGAATTAACTCGCCTTTTTTACATACTTGACATATATCTGTCTGATATACAAAATTATTAATATCTAAAAAATCATCACTAACATTGCTCAAATATTTTAAAACAATATTATTATTATCATTTTGTATTAAATTAATTTCATTATCAATTTCTTTTATTTTAAAAAATTTATTAACAGCATTTGATTTATTAGAATTTGTTTGAGATTTTATACCACTTGAAATATTTTTTTTGTTTTCAAAATATTCAAAAATATATTTTGAATTATCAAGTAAATAATCTTTTTTTTTATTTTGTATGTGTTTTACAGCTTCCTTTAATTCTAAAATCCTATCCATAAACTCTAATTTTTCTTCTATTGAGATTGTTTCATTTTCATTATTTAATTTTTGTTTTAATTTATGTATTTCATATTTATAATCTAAAATAGTGTTTTCATCTTGCGAAAATTCATGTAAAAATTCCTTATGTTTTGTATCGAGTGTGACTGCTGATTTTTTGTTGAATTTAATTTTTTTATTTGATTTCGGTTTAAAAGATATCATACCTCTTTTTATATTTTAAATGGTTTTTATTTAATTTATAATATATATAAATTATTTATTTAATTTAAATAAAAAATAAAATTGAAAAGATTATATAGCTATAATATTATATTACACAAATTAAAATGTCTCAAATACTTGATACTTTGTTTTTGAAGCGATTCTGTTTGCCGTGTGATTCTGATATTTCTCTATTTGAGAACGGAGAATCAAGAATTTCATCTTGTTTGTGCGGAAATTATAATCATGCGTCATGTGTTTTACAAGGCAAACAAAAACGTTTTGAAAAAGGCTAATATTTTAAGTTTTGGGTTTAATACAATGGGAGATATTAATGGTATCCAACCTGGTATTCATGCTGAACATGATGCTATTAATAAACTTAAACCATTAGATAAAAAGAAAAAATTAGAACCAATTAATTTACTTGTTATAAGATTTTCTAAAAATAATAAAATACAAAGTTCAAAGCCTTGTGCTAATTGTATTCAAACTATGAAAACATTACCACAAAAGAAAGGTTATAAAATTAAAAATATATATTATTCAAACGATTACGGAGAGATTGTTAAAAGCAGTATAAAAATTTTAGAAACAGAAGGACTACATTATTCTAGATTTTATAGACGAAAAATCTTAAACAGATAATAAGTTCAAAATAAATTAAACTTTTATTAAAATACATTAAATGGAATTTAAAATAAATCTAGACTCCTTAAAAGATTTAGAAAATGAAGATTTAAAGATAGACGCAATAAAGTTCCAAAAAATGCTTCTTCTTTTTAACTCTATAGAACAAGGATGGTCTGTTAAAAAACGTGGCGATTCTTATGTATTCTTAAAAAATCATGAAGGTAAAAAAGAAGTGCTAGAGAACTCGTATTTGATGAAATTTATGAAGACCAATTTAGATTTAAATAAATTTTTTCATAGTTAAAATATTTAAATTAAATAAAAATAAATTAATTTAATTAAATTAATTTATTTTATTTCTAAAAATTTTTTTTCTTTAGCCATATTATAAAATGGGAGGTGGATTAATGCAACTCGTAGCTTATGGCGCTCAAGATGTTTACCTTACTGGTAATCCTCAAATTACTTTCTGGAAAGTTACTTATCGTAGATACACTAACTTTGCCATCGAATCAATCGAACAAACTTTTAACGGTCAAGCTGATTTCGGTCGTCGTGTCCAATGTGTTATCTCCAGAAACGGAGATCTTGCTTACCGCACTTATTTACAAGTTACTCTTCCTGAGATCAACCAACTTATGGGTCTCGGAAACTACTCCAGTGGTCAAAATACTGGTGTATATGCCCGTTGGCTTGATTTCCCTGGTGAGCAATTAATTGCTCAAGTTGAAGTCGAAATTGGTGGTCAAAGAATTGATCGCCAATATGGTGACTGGATGCACATCTGGGGTCAATTGACCACAACTGCTGAACAACAACGTGGTTACTTCAAGATGATTGGTAACACCACTCAACTTACCTTCATCACTGATCCTTCTTTCTCTGATGTAGAATCTCCTTGTGACTCTTTGGCTCCTCGTCAAGTTTGCGCTCCTCGTAATGCTCTTCCTGAGACTACCCTTTATGTCCCTCTTCAATTCTGGTTCTGCACCAACCCTGGTCTTGCCCTTCCTTTGATTGCTCTTCAATACCACGAAGTCAAGATTAACCTTGATATCAGACCTATTGATGAGTGCTTATGGGCTGTTACCACCTTAAACTGCAACTCCAACCCTTACTCTGGAGCTTCTGGTCAATACGCTGTTGGACGCCCTGTCCCTGCCACTATTGCCTACAACCAATCTTTGGTTGCTGCCTCACTCTACGTTGATTATGTCTTCCTTGACACTGATGAACGCCGCAGAATGGCCCAAAACCCTCACGAGTACTTGATTACTCAACTCCAATTCACAGGTGATGAGTCTGTTGGTTCTTCTTCTAACAAGATTAAGCTCAACTTCAACCATCCTGTTAAGGAGCTCATCTGGGTTGTTCAACCTGACCAAAACGTTGACTACTGCTCATCCTTAACTTGTGATGCTCTCTTATTCAAGGTTCTTGGTGCTCAACCTTTCAACTACACTGATGCCATCGATGCTCTTCCTAACGCTATCCATGCTTTCGGAGGTCCTGCCTCTGTTGCTGCTGATTCTCGCGCTTACATCGATGCTCGTGGTCTCTTCCAAGATGCTGGTGCTCTTGATTACCAACCTTCTGCCCAATTCCCTGGTTTCACTGGTTACTGGCACGGACCTTCTAACCCTTACAACGAGGTTAACCTTGGCGGTGTCCAAAACGTCTTAAACACTGCTGGTCTTGACGCTGCCACCATTGCTGCTCTTTCATCTGGAACTGACTCTCCTCACCTTGAGAACTCTGGAGTTTCTGATGCTGGCACTTTCGTCCTTTCTGAAACTTCCCTTGACATGCACTGCTGGGGCCAAAACCCTGTCGTCACCGCTAAGCTCCAACTTAACGGCCAAGATCGCTTCTCTGAGCGTGAAGGAACCTACTTCTCTTGGGTTCAACCTTACCAAGCTCATACCCGCACCCCTGATGAAGGTATTAACGTATACTCTTTCGCTCTTCGCCCCGAAGAACACCAACCAAGCGGCACATGCAACTTCTCCAGAATTGATAACGCCACTCTTCAATTGGTGTTGTCTAACGCCACTGTTGAAGGCACCAAGACTGCCAAGGTTCGTGTATATGCTACCAACTACAACGTCTTGCGTATCATGAGTGGTATGGGCGGCCTCGCTTACTCCAACTAAACACCTTATATCGTGTGTATTTTATATTTTAATATTAAATATTGTCAATACTAATTACATCATTATTGAATTTTAATATTAAAAGCAAAAATCAATATAGAGATATCACATTAATATAATTATAAAATGAGCGTAGATATTGTAAATCTCATCGAAAGCAATCCTATCACAAAGTTTTCAGGTGATTACCAGAGCAAATTAGTTGAAAAGATAAAAAACAATTTTACAAATTATGAACAACAACTATTTTTATCAAGTTTTTACTGCTATTTAAAGTATGACTCTAAGAATGATTTTGTTATTGATTTAGATAATGTATGGAAATGGTTAGATTTTAGTCAAAAAGATGCAGCTAAAAGAGTAATAGACAAAAATTTTTATATTAACAAAGATTATAAAATTTTTGCTCCACAAGTTGGTGGAGCAAAAAAAGATGCTAGAGGAGGTCATAATAAAGAAATTATTATGTTAAATGTTGAAACATTTAAGAAATTCTGTTTAAAAGCAGGAACAAAAAAAGCTGATGAAATTCATGATTATTTTATTAAATTAGAGAATATTATGTTTGAAATAACAAAAGAAGAATGTGAAGAATTAAAAAATCAACTACAAAAAATTGAAGACATTAAAAATAAAGAAACAGAAGAGAAATTAATTAAACAAAAAGAATTAGATAATGAAAAGTTTTTATTAAAAGAATATGCAACATCAGGACCATTAGTTTATATTATAAAAGTAAAAACTTTTGAAAATGGAACATATATTGTAAAAATCGGCGAGTCAAGAAAAGGAATACAAAATAGATATTCTGAACATAAGTCAAAATACGAAGAATGTCTATTATTAGATTGTTTTCAAGTACATAAATCTCACGAATTTGAACAATTTTTGCATTTACATAAAGACATTCATCCAACCAAAGTAAGTAATTTAATTGATCACGAAAAAGAAAATGAATTGTTTTTAATTGGCACTACTCTAACATACCAAACATTATTAAAAATTATTAATGAAAATATTGATAACTATAATTACAAAGTAAGAGAATTGTTATTTGAAATTGAAAATTTAAAATTAAACAATAGCGGTCAAATTATTAATAATAATGATGCATTATTAAAAGAACTCGTTCACACCAATAAATTATTGACAAATAAAGTTACTTCTCTCGAGAATTCTATTCAATTAATCCTTAACAAACTAAATTCACAAGAAACCAAAGTGGTAACAGGTTTCAATCAACAAATGCCGCACTTAGGACCACGACTTCAAAAAATCAATCCAGAAACGTTGCAATTAGTTAAAGTATATGAATCTGTAACGGAATCTATGAATGAAGACAAGAATATTAAACGACCTAGTATAACAAAGGCGGTTGAAGAAAATACTATTTACTGTGGATTTCGATGGCTATTGGTAGAGAGAAACCTAGACCCAAATATTATTCATGAAATCCAGCCAACAAAACAAACCCATTCACAAAATGTTGGATATATCGCCAAATTAAACGCAGATAAATCAGAAATATTGAATGTATATTTAGACAGAAAAACGGCTGCTAAGTTAAATGGATATCAAAGTCTATCAGCATTAGATAATCCAGTTAAAAATAACTCCATAACAAACAATCATTATTATATGTTATATGACAATTGTGATTCAGAACTCATTTCTAATTTTGAAGAAAAAAACAGCCAACCACTATTATATAAAAATGGAATTGGACAATATGATCTAAATTTAGTATTAGTGAGGGAGTTTGTATGTAAATATGATTGTATCCGCGAACTAAAAATTAGTGATAAAACGCTTACAAAATCGCTATTAAACAATATTCCGTATAATAACTATTATTATAAAGAATTAGGCTCTAAATTATCAATAAATACAAATTAAAACTATATTTCCTATTCAATTTTTACATTTATCTAAGTATCATCTACTACATCTTCCGCAATTTCTACTTGTTCTTCTGTATTTTCATACGGGTTAAAATCATCGTCTACAGCTTCGTCTAATTCATCTACAATAATATCTTCGTCCGGAATTTCAATATAATTGCCATTTTCATATTTGACTCGTGTGCAATTAAATAATATATTCATATTTTTAACTTCCGGTTTCTCTGTTTCTGATGTAAATAATTTAGCAATCTGGGAATCATCGCGAAATCTAATTGTATAAGTTTGTTGAATATTATTTCTACCAATACGACCCATAGCTTGAATTACTTTTTCTTGCGTCAAATTTAAATCTTTACTCAAGAAACCATGACAGAACTGATAATTTGTTCCATAAATGTAATCACTTGATGCAATAATCATATATAATTTTTGTTCGTCAGCAAGTTTTTTCATGATTTCAGTATAAGTGATACTGTCATGATTAATAAATACACCAATTCCCATCATAAGTAGAATTTTCCATAAATTATCAACACCATTTAATGCCATGATATCTGCGACTACTTGCTCATCAATCGAACTAGTAAATGCGTTTGAAACCTTCATGTCAGGCGCCCATTTTTCTAGATGCTGTTTTTTATTGGGAACAAATGTGTCATTCAATGATGCTCGTTTAATCAATGCCCTTAAACTATTTATCTCCTGAGTCATTTTGTTAAGCGATCCTTTATTTTGTAATTCATCTGGAATATCCTTGCTTAATTTTTTAGGATCTTTATTCGACTTAGTTCTACCTTTAATCTGTTGTCCTCCATGAAAAGCATTAACTGAATTCTTTACCTTTACTTCAATACCTTCTTTTACAACATCTATTTCAACCTCAATATCATAAATTTTTTTATTAATAATATTATTATATTCAATTTTATTCATGAGTTCATCCATAACAGCACTTGGAATATTTGCTTGTTGAACACAAAATTTTGCTATTTTTTCAATTTCATTCGAAATAAATATGGTTGGTCCATCTGTTAAAGTATAAGCATCCTTAGTTGTAACATAAACACCCGATGTTCCTTGAGGAACTGGTTCTGAAATTCTTGAACTAATAATTTGTTCAGATACGAGTCTTGAAATAGGCTTTCCTGCCAAAGAATTTGAAGATATTGAACTAACACCACTAACACCACTAACACCACTAACACCACTAACACCACTAACACCACTAACACCACTAACACCAGGACCTAAACTCTTAGATCTATAAATTCTGCTGCCTTTTGTATCTACATTTTGATTGTCCAAAATTCTTGGTCTTCTGCTTTCTTGAAAATGTGTATATATAATTTGCCAAGTTGAATGATTAATATTTCTTAGCATTTCTACATAATAAACTTTTATATTTTTCATATTAATAGAATCTAAATCATCAAAATGTCTATCCAATCGCATTTTATTATTCGCATAATTATTTTTATTTACAAATGTAATAAACTCAACTACTTCTTTCAAATCAAAATATCTTAATAAAGTTAAATAATTTCTACAATGATTCGCTATTGTTAACATTTCATCATAATTACTTGACAAATAATGCGGTAATACAACAAATCCATCTTTATTAACAATTGGAATAGATTTTTTACAATCATGGCTAACAATATTACAGATTTCAGCACCAGGAAATTTATTTAAGAAGTCAGGAATTGTTTCTGTTAATTCGTTTTCTTTAGGTAAAGTAGCAGATGATAAAACTACATTTGGAATTACATTATTCTTCCAATTTTTTCTAATCGTCTTATGAAATTCATGTTCATCATAATCCATTGTAATAGTTGGTTCATCCCAATAAGTACAAATATTATCTGCAGGGAAGAATGCTAGCATATAATACATAGCAGGCAAATAAGACCTAATATCGCAAATAATTATCTCAACATTATCACCTACAGAATTGTCAACTTTTTTTATTCCACCACTCCGTTTATTTCTTGTAAATTCTTTTGCTGCGAAATAATGCAATCTAATATCATCTGCACTTGAACACCCAAACGCAAAAGCAATCTTTTTATTTACAGAAATAGCCGCTCTTGCTAATGCTAATCCTACATGTCTTGCTGCACAAACAAATATAATTTTTCTCTGTTCTGAAAGTGCAATTGGTGTCAACGTTTTTCCTGTTCCAGTTGGAGCCATATATAATATCAATTT